AAACTGGCCAGATTGGGGATGTGTATAGCATACAGAATTTAAAAATAGCATTACCAAAAGCAAAAGAAGTAGACACTCAGCATGATAAATGGGTGCCTCAGGATTATCCTAAGGAACTTAAATCAGTAAAGAGTATATTTGATTGGAGAGATTATCCAGATGAATTTAAACAAAAGTGGCATGCATATATTGATAGAGAATTTACCAAACGCGACGAAGGTTATTGGTTCAATAACAAAGGTATTCCTACTTATATTACTGGCACTCACTATATGTACTTGCAGTGGACCAAGATTGATGTTGGGCGACCAGAATTTAGGGAAGCAAATAGATTATTCTTTATTTATTGGGAAGCCTGTAAAGCAGACAATAGGTGTTATGGAATGTGCTATCTCAAAAACAGACGTAGCGGTTTTTCGTTTATGGCATCCGCAGAAACGGTTAATTTGGCCACCATATCTTCAGACTCACGCTATGGGATATTGTCCAAATCTGGAGCCGATGCGAAAAAGATGTTCACAGATAAAGTGGTCCCCATATCCATCAATTATCCATTCTTTTTCAGGCCTATACAGGATGGAATGGATCGACCAAAAACAGAGTTGGCATACAGGGTACCGGCATCAAAATTCACGCGTAAAAGATTCGAATCAAAGGACAGACCACAGGAAATGGAGGGGCTGGACACTACAATCGATTGGAAAAACACCGGGGACAATTCATATGATGGAGAGAAACTCACACTTCTCGTCCACGATGAGGCCGGCAAATGGGAGAGACCAGAAAACATTCTCAACAACTGGAGGGTTACAAAAACAACGCTCAGGCTTGGTTCGAGAATAATTGGTAAATGCATGATGGGGTCAACGAGCAATGCTCTTGACAAAGGCGGTGAAAATTTTAAAAAGTTATACAATGACTCAGATGTCACAAAACGAAATAAGAATGGACAGACTCGCTCGGGATTATATTCTTTGTTCATACCTATGGAATGGAATTTCGAAGGATTCATCGATTCTTATGGAGCACCTGTCTTTAACACACCCTCAAAACCTGTCAAAGACCACCAGGGAGATTATATCGACGTCGGGGTTATTGAACATTGGGAAAATGAGGTTGAGGGATTAAAAGGAGATCAAGACGGTTTAAATGAATTTTACCGTCAGTTCCCAAGAACAGAAGAGCATGCTTTTAGAGATGAAACTAAAAATAGTATATTTAATTTAGCAAAAATATACGAACAAGTAGATTTTAACGAAGAGGCAAAATATAGTGCCTTGGTTACTAAAGGTAGTTTCCAATGGCAAAATGGTGTAAAAGATACTAAAGTAGAATTTATACCCAATCCAAGCGGAAGATTCAATGTCAGTTGGGTTCCACCTATACGTTTACAAAATAAAGTAATAACAAAAAATGGAATTAAGTATCCCGGTAATGATCATTTGGGAGCTTTTGGTTGTGACTCATATGATATATCAGGAACAACAGATGGGCAAGGCTCTAAAGGCTCTCTACATGGATTAACGAAATTTAGCATGGAAGAAATTCCTGCTAATATGTTTTTTTTAGAATATATAGCTAGGCCGCAAACAGCGGAGATGTTTTTTGAAGATATATTAATGGCATTACATTTTTATGGTATGCCAATACTTGCGGAAAATAACAAACCAAGATTACTATATTATTTAAAAAGAAGAGGGTACAGGGGATATTCAATGAATAGGCCCGATAAAGTTTGGAATAAACTATCAGTTACAGAAAAAGAAATAGGTGGTATACCAAACTCAAGTGAAGATATTAGGCAAGCACACGCATCCGCAATAGAAAGTTATATTAATACTTATGTGGGTGAGCAAGAAAACGGAAGCTATGGAGATATGTATTTTAACAATACATTAAATGATTGGGCTAAGTTTGATATAAATAAAAGAACAAAATTTGATGCGGCTATTAGTTCAGGTTTAGCAATTATGGCATGCAACAAACATAGATATGCACCAAATCAAGTTAAACAATTAAAAAATAAAGTTAGTTTTAGTTTTTCTAAATATAACAATAATGGAAATTTTTCAAAAATAATACAATAGATGGCAAGAGTATCACCAAAAGGTATTTTTCCGAGTCAAGCAGTTAGCGACGCAGAAAAGGGAGGTTTAGATTATGGACTTCAAGTTGCTAAAGCTGTTGAGTCAGAATGGTTCAAAAAAGATTCAGGAGGATCTCGCTATTTCTCAAATAGAGATAACTATCATAACCTTAGGTTATATGCAAGAGGCGAGCAAAGCATTAAAAAATATAAAGATGAATTATCCATTAACGGTGATTTGTCTTACTTAAATTTAGATTGGAAACCAGTGCCTATTATTCCAAAGTTTGTGGATATAGTTGTTAATGGTATAGCTGAAAGGACATATGATTTAAAGGCTTATTCAATAGATCCAGCTTCTTCTAAAAAAAGAACTGAATATATGCAGAGATTGCTGAACGACATGTATGCCTACGAGTTTAAATCTGAATTATTAGAAAAATTAGGCGTAAGCACATTTAATACAGATCCTGATACACTGCCGGAAAATGATGAAGAATTGCAAATACATATGCAATTGGATTATAAACAATCTATAGAAATAGCACAAGAGCAAGCTATAAATAATGTGATGGAACTTAATAAATTTCATCTTCTTAAAAAAAGACTAGATTATGATGTAGCCGTTTTAGGTATAGGCGCTGTAAAAAACAGTTTTAATACCGCAGAAGGAATTAAATTAGAATACGTTGATCCATCTGATTTAATATACTCTTATACTGATTCGCCATATTTTGATGATTTATATTATGTTGGCGAAGTAAGAAGAGTTAGTTTAGTAGAATTAAAAAAGCAATTCCCAGAATTAACAACAGAAGATATTGAGGAGCTTGAGGGTAAAGGTAACAGTTCATTGTTATATAATCAAATTGGTGTGAATTCTTCTGATAAAAATTTTGTATATGTTTTATATTTTGAATATAAAACATTTGAAAATCAAGTATATAAAATAAAAGAAACTTCAAGTGGAGCGGAAAAAGCAATACAAAAAACAGATGGTTTTAACCCTCCTAAAGATTCTAGAGCTAGATTTCAAAAAGTAAGCAGAGCCATAGAATGTTTATATGAGGGCGCTAAGATTGTGGGGCATGATAAATTATTAAAATGGCAAAAAGCTGTTAATATGACAAGGCCTAAGTCTGATATTACTAAAGTTCAAATGAGCTATAATATTGTAGCCCCTAGAATTTACAAGGGCAAAACTGAATCACTAGTTAGTAGAATGACATCATTTGCTGATATGATTCAAATTACTCATTTAAAACTTCAGCAAGTATTATCGCGTATGGTACCAGACGGCGTTTATTTAGATGCTGATGGTTTAGCAGAAGTTGATTTAGGTAATGGAACTAATTATAATCCGCAGGAAGCTTTAAATATGTACTTCCAAACAGGTTCTGTTATTGGTAGATCAATGACACAAGATGGTGAATTTAATAATGGTAGAGTACCTATACAAGAATTAAGAGCTGGTGCTGGGGGTTCAAAAATACAAAGCTTAATACAATCTTATAATTATTATTTACAAATGATGAGAGATGTTACGGGATTGAATGAAGCAAGAGACGGTAGCACACCAGATAAAAATGCTTTAGTTGGTTTACAAAAACTAGCGGCGGCAAATAGCAACACTGCTACAAGACATATACTACAGGCTGGGCTATACCTTACATTAAAAACAGCCGAAGCCGCTTCGTTGAGAATTTCTGATGTATTAGAATATGCCAACACACATAAGCAGTTTGTGCAGGCGTTGGGTAAGATGAACGTTGCTAATTTAAAAGATTTAAAAGAATTACATATACATGACTTTGGTATATTTTTAGAATTAGCACCAGACGAAGAAGAAAAACAATTGCTAGAAAATAATATTCAAATGGCTATTTCTCAAAAACAAATAGAATTAGAAGATGCAATTGACGTAAGAGAAATTAAAAATTTAAAATTAGCAAATCAAGTTTTAAAAGTAAGAAGAAAGAAAAAATTTGAAAAGGATAGAAGAATTCAAATGGAGAATATTCAGGCACAGTCTCAAGCTAATGCTCAATCGGCTCAAGCAGGAGCCGCTGCAGAAATACAAAAACAGCAAGGAATTGCTGAAAGCAAAGTACAAATTGCGCAAGCACAATCACAATTTGATATTGCAAAACTTGAAAGAGAAGCACAAATTAAAAAAGAGTTAATGGAGTTTGAGTTTCAACTTAATATGCGGCTTAAACAGCAGGATAACCAGGTGATTAACAATAAAGAGAAGTATAAAGAAGATCGTAAAGACGAAAGAACAAAAATACAAGCATCACAGCAAAGTGAATTAATAGATCAGAGAAAATCTGGTAAACCACCAAAAAACTTTGAATCCGCAGGATTTGATAACTTAGGTGGATTTGGATTAGAACAATTTGATCCAAGATAAATTTTTAACAATTATATTTTATTATGTCAGAAAAAATCAAAGCAGAAGCTTTAGACGTTGAAGAAAAGTCTATTGCCGAAAAAGAAGCAGAGGTACAAAAAATACCCACTAATGAAGATGGTGATTACACCGTAAATTTAGGAAAAATTAACAAAGAAAAAAAAGAAACAGATGCCGTTCAAGAACAAAAAACAGAAGATGGCGTGTTACGCGGAAGCAGCAAAGATGAAAAAAATGGGGAAGAAGCCGAAGTGGAACTGCAAGAAGTACAGCAAGAAAAAGTAGAAGAGCCTGTGCTTGAAGAAGTTATTGAAGAAGAAGTTTCAGAAAAGCCAGCCCCAGTGGCTGAAGAAAAACAACCAGAACAAAAAGTTGAACCGGTTGAAGAAACAAAAGAACCAGAAGTAAACCTACCAGAAAACATACAAGAGCTGGTAAAATTTATGGAAGAAACTGGCGGAACTCTCGAAGATTATGTTAGATTGAATGCTGACTTTTCAAATGTAGATCAAAATACATTATTAAGAGAATATTACAAACAAACTAAACCTCATTTAAGTTATGATGAAGTATCGTTTTTATTAGATGATAAATTTTCATATGACGAAGAAGTAGATGAGGAAAGAGATATTAAAAGAAAAAAACTTGCTCTTAAAGAGGAAGTCGCAAATGCCAATAAGTTTTTAAATGAAACTAAGGAGAAATACTATAAGGAAGTCAAGTTGGGTTCCAGATTAGCTCCTGAACAACAAAAAGCTATTGAATTTTTTGACAGATACAATAAAGAGCAAAAATCAGCTGAAGAATTATTACAGCGGCAAACACAACATTTTCAACAAGAAACTAATAAAGTCTTTAGTCAAGAATTTAAAGGTTTTAATTTCAATGTAGGAGACAAAAAATACCGTTTCAATGTAAAAGATGTTGGTAAAGTAAAAGAAACTCAAAGTGATTTATTAAATGTTTTTAATAAATATATTGGTGACAATAAAATGTTACAAGACGCTGGGGGTTACCATAAAGCTTTATTTGCAGCTTCTAATCCTGACAAAATAGCTAATCATTTTTATGAACAAGGTAAAGCCGATGCAATCAAACAAATGAGTGCCGAAGCTAAAAATATTAGCATGGACCCTAGAAAAACTTCTAGTGGATATGTTGAGGCCGGAGGAATAAAAGTAAAAGCTATTTCTGGGGATGATAATTCTAAGCTAAAATTTAAACTTAAGAATTATTAATTAACAAAAAAAAATTAAAATGGCAAATGATAATACTTTTGCTGGCCCATTGGCCGGCAGTATCCTAACTCCATCTGCAACAAAAATGACAACTGCAGGGAGTTATTTAGACATTCAAAATGATGGATGGGCTAAACAATATCTACCTGAGCTTTACGAAAGTGAAGTACAGAGATACGGAAACAGAACTATTTCTGGATTCCTTTCACAAATTAGTGCTGAAATGCCTATGTCATCTGATCAAGTAATTTGGTCTGAGCAAGGTAGATTACACTTGGCTTACAACGGACAAATTAATCCTACTACTGGTGTTGTTGACACAATTACTGGTATTGATTCTGGAGCTACCGAAGCTCACGCTGTAAGAAAAGGTGCAACATTAGTATGTGAAGTAAACAGCGTTGTTTTTAAAGCTTATGTTAAAGTTGGTGTTGAAACTTCAACTTCTCAATTAACAATTAAGCCTTATGGCGCTGAAAATGTTGACGATTTATCTGGTATCGCAACTACAGACGACCAAGTAATTAAATTCTTCGTATACGGTTCTGAATTCAAAAAAGGAACTGCTAGTATGACTGAATCTATTGAGCCTGGTTTCAAAACTTTCACTAACAAGCCAATGATTATCAAAGATCACTTTGAAATTAACGGATCTGATACTGCTCAAATCGGGTGGGTACAAGTAAGTGGTGAAGGTGGAGAGTCTGGATACTTATGGTACTTAAAATCTTCTGCTGATACAAAAGCAAGATTTGATGACTATTTAGAAATGATTGCAATTGAAGCTGAAAAATCTGCTTCAGGTGCTGATTCTGACATTCCTGATGGTTCTCAAGGGTTACTTTCTGCTATTGGTGAAAGAGGTATTGTAGCTACAAATCAATTTAATGCTAGCCCAGAATTAAGTGAATTTGATGACTTATTAAAGGAATTAGACAAGCAAGGAGCTATCGAAGAAAATATGCTTTTCTTAAATAGAGATGCAAATTTAGTAATCGATGACTTATTAGCTGGTTTAAATCCGCATGTATCTGGTGGACTTGGATTTGGAGTATTTAATAACTCTGAAGACATGGCTTTAAATCTTGGATTTACAGGATTTAGAAGAGGTTCTTATGACTTTTACAAAACTGACTGGAAATATCTTAACGATAAATCTACAAGAGGTTCTGTAGGATCATTAAAAGGAGTGTTAATTCCTGCAGGAACATCTTCAGTGTATGACCAAAATTTAGGAAGCAATGTTAGAAGACCTTTCTTACACGTAAGATATAGAGCTTCTCAAGCTGACGATAGAAAATTAAAATCTTGGGTTACTGGTTCAGTAGGTGGAGCATCTACAATCGGTGATGACAAAATGGAAATTCACTATCTTTCAGAAAGATGTTTAGTAGTACAAGCCGCTAACAACTTTATCAGATTTGATTCATAAATTTGACGTAAAGCATATCCCCACGGTAATAGTGGGGGTATTCTTTGCTTTTATTAATTATATTATATTATATCATGACAAAAATTAAAGAAAAACCAACAAAAGTAAAACCAACTATAGAATTTAAAGATAAAATTTACGAACTATCCATAAACGATACACCAATTGTTTTTATGTTAAAATCTCGTGGAGTTTTATACTTTGACAAAGAAAAAGGTTATGAAAGAGAAATTAAATACTGTGAAAATCAAAATACAGTATTTGTAGATGAAATGAAGGGAACACAAAGGTTATCTCATATTTCTTTTAGAGATGGCAAGTTGTTTGTTCCAAAAGAAAAACAAACTCTACAAAAGTTTTTAGCTATTCATCCTGATAATGGGGTTAAATTTACAGAATATAATCCTGTAAAAGAAGCTGAAGATGATTTAGATTTAATTGAATTTGAAATTCAAGCTTTAACCACAGCACAGGGTATAGATATTGATCATGCTGAAGCAATACTAAGAACTGAACTTGGCGATAGGGTATCTAAGATGACTTCTAAAGAACTTAAAAGAGATTTGTTATTATTTGCTAGAAGCAACCCAGAATTGTTCTTAGAATTGGCTAATGATGAAAATATTAATATTAGAAACATAGGTATTAAAGCCGTTGAAAATGGTATTATAGTTTTATCAAATGATCAAAGAACATTTAAATGGGCATCAAATGACAGAAAGTTAATAACAGTTCCATTTGATGAAAATCCATATTCAGCTTTAGCGGCATACTTTAAAACCGACGAAGGTATTGAAGTATATCAAACTATTGAAAAAAGATTAAAATAAAATGCTTATAGTGGTTAGGCCGCAAATAAGCGGCTTAATCATTATATAAAAAAATATTATGGCAATATCAGTTGATACAACATACAAAACAGTATTATCAATACTTAATAAAGAATCAAGAGGATTTTTAACGCCTGACGAATTTAGTAAAATAGGTTCACAAGTGCAACTTGATATATTAGAAAAAAACTTTTACGACTACAATAGAGCAGTTGTAAAAAGCAATTTGAATCGTGCCGTATCAGAATATGGTGATATACCTAAAAATATTAAAGAAAAAATTGATGCTTTTGCAAAAGAAGCATCGTTAAGTATTTCAAATGGTGTTGTGGCGGCACCAAGTGATTTATATAAAATTATAAATATAAGCACTACTAATAGAACAATTAATTTAGACGAAATAAGCAAATCTAAATTATCATATGTTAACTCTTCTAAATTAACAGCACCCACAACTAGTTTTCCCGTATATTATAAAGAAGCAGACAATATAAAAGTTTTTCCAACAACAATAAGTTCGGCAACTATTGATTATATAAAAATGCCCGCAGATCCAGTGTGGGCTTATGAAACGGACGCCAATGGGGCATTAACTTATTCAGAAAGCACCGGAATCAACGTAACTCCAACTACTGGAAAAGTAGATTTTACACTTCATGTTTCTGATAGAGTTTCTTTAATATTAGGAATTTTAAAATATGCAGGAGTAGTAATAAGTGATCCGCAAATTGTACAGGCGGCTAGTGCAGAAGCAAATTCACAAATACAATTAGAAAATTTATAATAAATGGGATTAATAACACAAACAAATCAAGCGTATTATAATCAATCGCAAGGCTTTACAGGAAACGGAAGTACAGTTGCTTTTACATTAACAACGGTATATTTTCCTAGTCTCCCAACTTCTATTCAAGTATTTGTAGATGGAAAAGAAATAAATTCAGGTAATTATACTTATAGTTCTCCCACATTAACTTTTTCTGGTAATACTAATAATGCTGATGTTTTAGAATCTTCAGGAGCTCCAAAAACAGGATTGTTAATTGAAGCAAAAGAGGTTGGGAAGGCAGAAAGATATGGTAATTATAGATATATATCAATGCAAGATATTATAAATAACTATATGGTTGCTTATGTGGGTGATGGCAAATTAATACCTATTGTTAATAAATCTGATGTTTTATTCCATGCTAAAAGAGGCATACAAGAATTTAGCTATGATGTTTCAAGAATAGAAAAAATTCAGGAAGTTGAAGTTGGGCCCAGCCTATCAATCCCAATGCCTCAGGATTACGTTCATTATGTAAGAATATCTTTTACAGATGATGTTGGAGTTGAACATATTATCTACCCAGGTAGATATACATCGAAACCATCGGAATCAATTTTACAAGATGATGATTATAAGTATCTTTACGACGCAGATGGATCTTTATTAACTGGAACCCCAGTTACAAGTGATAGATTTAAAGAATTTGATAATAGGAAAATATCAGGTAACTTTGCTGACGAAGATATTACTTATGACACTAATGTAGGTTTACAAAAAATAACGTCATACGGAGGAAGAAAAGGCTCAAACCCAGAAACTACACAAGAAAATGGGATATTTTTAATAGATGAGTTTAATGGAACAATTAGTTTTTCAAGTGAATTAGCTAACCAAATTATAACATTAAAATATATTTCGGATGGGCTAGGAACAGATGATGAAATGCAAGTTCACAAGTTTGCTGAAGATGCCATATATAAATATATAACATATGGAATAGCAAGTTCTAGAGCTAATTTCCCAGAATATATTATAAATAGATTTAGAAAAGAAAAAAGAGCAGCAATAAGAAATGCTAAATTAAGATTATCTAGTCTTAAAATAGCAGAACTTGAACAGGTTATGAGAGGTAAATCAAAATTTATTAAACACTAATACATGCCAGAAATTAAAAACAATTTCCTTCAAGGTAAAATGAATAAAGACCTTGATGATAGATTATTACCTAACGGTCAGTATAGAGATGCTAAAAACATAACAGTTTCAAAATCTGAAAATTCAGACGCTGGAACTGTTCAAAATATAAAAGGAAATAAATTAGCTTATGGTAATAGTTTGGATTTAAACGATGGCCATACAGAGGTTATTGGCTATTATGCTGATTCTTTTTCCGGAGACATATTTTGGTTTGTTACTAATTTTTCAAAAGAAGTCACTGATGATGTTTCTGATTCTGGGGTTGATGGCTATTATGTAGGCGCAAACTTACCGGCTCCATTAAACAGCATAAGTACTATATGTCGTATATATTATGCTAATTCAAATTCAGAAGAACAGCCAGTCATAATTATAGATAGTTATAGATTAAATTTTAATAAAAATTATAAAATACATCATATTAATAAATTAGATAATCTTTTATTTTGGACAGATGATTATAATCAACCAAGAAGATTAAATATTTCCGATGCTCTTTCCCCCAATAATCCTTATACAAATGATATATATTTAGAAGATAAAATTAGTGTAGCTCAGTACGCACCTTATGCTGCACCTAAGGTTTCTTTATCTTACGATTCAACCATTAAAAGCAAGCATATACAAGAAGAATTTGTAAAATTTGCATACAGATTTAAATATGATAATAATGAGTATTCTCTCATATCCCCATTCACACAGCATTGTTTCCACCCGGGAAAACCAACACAAACTTTTAATGACGGAACATATTCTACAGCTACGGATTCCAGCTCTAATGCTACTATGGCTGGGATGCTTGGTAATGGCGATTTAGTTTCTATAGTTAAGAATACTGTAGCAAGTAATATGGTAAATAAAGCTAATAAAGTTTCTTTATTAATAACTTTACCATTTGATGAAACTATAACTAACCACGCTAGCGCAAAAGTTAATGATGGTTCTGGACTAACGGGGAGTGTTGATCATAGTATAGACACAGTATCTGGCACTATTGCTACAAATAATATAGTAATGACAGCTAATGATGAATTATATGTTGTAGCTGGGAATATTACTAGCACCGATTTTGATACTACAACAGCTGTATCTCCTAATATTATTGACGACACTAATTTATATTTTTTTAATGTTGGTATTGAATCTCCTTATGGTTGGAGTAATAAATTAAAAATAAAAGAAATTGAAATATTATATTCTGAATCAGACAGTGCTGCAATTAAGGTAATAGACAGAATAAAAATTAAAGCGAATACAACTATAAAACCGGTTTTAGAAATTATAAGTAGCACTTCGGCTAAATTAAGATATACTTATGAGTATATTTATAAATCAACTAAGCCCACAAAAACATTGCCTGAAGCTGATTTAACAAGAGTTAGCGATGTAATACCTATTAAAGCAAAAACACAGGAAATATCAGGTAATAGAATTATATATGGTAATTTTTTACAAAATAGAAAAACAAGTAATATAATTCCAAACCAACAGTCTTTTTCTATAAGCAGCGGTAACCAGGGTGTACAAAATAAAGAATATTTATTATCTTCATTAAAATCAAATAGAACATACCAAGTTGGTATAGTTTTATCAGATAGATATGGAAGACAATCACCTGTAATTGTTCCAGAAGAATCAACTACATTTATGGAGCCCTTAACACAAACTCCAAGCCCTTTTGTGGTAACAAATGGAACTTCTTCGTGGACTCATCACTGTTTGAGAGCAAGTTTTACTGAATTGGGTAATGATATTTATAATGAAAGTACCAATCCATTGGGTTGGTATTCATATAGATTTGTTGTTAAACAAACCGAGCAGGAATATTATAATGTTTATACCCCTCAGGTTATAAGAGCGGGCTCACCAATATTGCCGTCAAATTATAGATCGTTTTTACATTTACATGGGGATAACATAAATAAAGTGCCTAGAGATGTTACTGATATAAATACAGAAACTGGAGTTCAAGGGTCACAAGTTAGATTATTACCTAGAGTAATAGATAATGATTTATTAAATCTCAATCAATTTGCTAATATAACACAGCTTGATACAACTGATTTTATAGATATAACCTCTATAGGTTCAGCAAGAGACAATAGCTTAACAGACGATATAGATTCAGGAGATGCTACGGATGTATTGCATGAAATTTATTTATCTGAAACTAATCCATTAATGGCAGAATTACCTGGCGTTTATGGTGATACTTGGCAAGATTGGAAAACTTCTTCTCACGATGTAAGTTTAAATGTTTTTGAAACAAGTCCTTTTGTTTCAGTAATAGATATATATTATGAAACATCTTCTTGTGGCTTACTAAAAGATTTAGAAGAAAAAATAGCGGCTAGTGCAGGTGAGGCACCTACAGATATAACAATTGATAGTAATACATTTAGCGAATCAAGTAGCTCGGGTGCACCTATTGGTGCATTAACAGCAAGAAAATCTAATGGCGATCCAGTTAGTCCTGCTGCGAGTTTTGTAATAAACAGTGCTATAGACGGATTAGGAAATGATAGAAGTGCTGATTTTGCAATTAGCTCCAATGATTTAAATACAAATACTACTTTTGAATTTAAAAATACTAACGCAGATAATATAACTATCAATATAACTGCTACAAGAGGTGGAACAACTGAAACTAAAACAAAAGATATAAGTGTATCTCTTCAAAATGCAGCGCCTACTGTAAATGTTGGGTCAAGCCCAAGAAGTATTACGGCTGTATCTTCGGGACAATCAACTGGAATAACTATAACGGGAACTAATGGAAGCGCTAAAACTAGTGCTAACACAAATGGATTAACATTTAGTATAGTTTCTCAAACTAACAGTGGTAGATATACCATAAATTCAACAACAGGAGTTATAAGCGCGGGTGTTAATTTAACAGATGGTATGTCGGATACTTTAACATTAAAAGTTACAGATATTGGAGGCACAGATAGTAGCACGGCTAATTTAGTTATAAACGCTGGCGTTTCGCTTACTCAATTCTGGAGAAGCTCTAATGGGTATTATAATGGAGGCGATGCTAATGATTCTGGAAATATCGTTCAGGAACCTACCGGAATACAAGTATGGCACAATGGTACATCTGATTTACCAAGAGTAGGAATAGATACTGTTTACAGTAATGCCAATGGAACATCTGTATTTGATAGCGCACAGTATTGGCATTCATTATGTGGACCTTCTTTTTGTAGTGCAAATCAAGCATCCTTAGTCTTTAAGACAAATAGTAACGGTTTAGTTACAGATAGAAAACCAGGTTAAAAACTAAGTAAAAAATGTAATAATTTATAATATGGCATACGTAGTTGATATACAATTCTTTAATACGTTTATTTTACGAAGCACTACAAAAAACTCTGTTTATGTAGAAGAGTCTAGAATAAAAGGTGGTTTTAATGAACCATTTGCTGGATTAGGGCCAAAAGCTTATATCACAAATGAAAACTACGAAGAAAACAGAAGAAGTAATGCTTTAATATATTCTGGTATTTATAATTCAAGAACAGATGTAAATAAAACAAACGTATTTAGTGGTGCTGAAGAAATAACAAGAGCCGTGGATCCGGCTAATGGAAGTATACAAAAATTATTTGCGGAAGATACAAATCTTAATATATTGCAAGAGGATAAAGTGAGTTATGCATTGATTGATAAAGATGCAATATTTACAGCTGAAGGAGGTAATCTTACTGCTTCTGGTGCAAAGGTTATTGGGCAAATAGTTCCTTATTTAGGTAAATACGGAATAAGTAAAAATCCAGAAAGCTTTGCAATAAAAGGAAATAGAAAATATTTTGCTGATAAAAACAGAGGAGCTATATTAAGATTATCTAGAGATGGAATAACAGAAATATCTTTAGCCGGTATGAAAGATTATTTTAAAGATAAATTACAAAAATCCTCGCTTGCTATTGGTATGTATGATGATCACAACGATGAATATGTAATTTCTTTGCAAGGCTCTGAATTAGGATCATTATTAAGTGATGGCACTTATGAAGGTTATGAAACTTTGAGTTTTGATGAAAATGTAAAAGGTTGGACAAGTTTTTATACATTTAAACCAAATTTTGGGTTTTCAGTAAATAAAAATTTCTTTACATTAAATAATAATGATCTTTGGAAACATCACGCTAATTATACAAGCAGCACTCCAAAAAATACTTTTTACAACGAATTTAACGAAAGTAGTATTACTTTTGTAGTTAATCAACAACCTTCAGTGGTTAAAACTTTTAATACAATAAATTACGAAGGAAGTCCTGATTGGGAAATGAAATCATCTGAAACTGATTTAGCAATGAAAGCTTGGCCTATAAGAAAAAGCTCAACATCAATTGCATCTGGAGCTTTAGGAACTAGTTTTATTAAAAAAGAAAATAAATATTATTCACATTTAAGAAATAATACAACTGTTAATGCTAAAAATCAAATTATAGGCGTGGAAACTTCCGGTATTAAAGGGTTTTTTACAACAGTAAAAATGGAACACAGTAGCGAGGTTAGTGATGTTGAATTATTCACTGTATCTCACAATGTAGTAAAATCAAGTTAAATGAAATTAAATATACGCAGACTCAATGAGTCAGACTATGAAACATTAGTTAAATGGTGGGATGCGTGGCCAGAATGGCAGGCACCACCAAAAACCTTTTTACCAGATAATGGAAAAGGTGGATTTATTGTTGAAAAAAACAATATAGGAGTAGTTGCTGGATTTGTTTATATGACTAATTCTAAAGCAGCTTTACTTGAATGGATTATATCTAATCCAGAATACAGAGAAAGTGACAGAAAAGACGCGATAGAGCTGTTAATTAACGCTGTAGAGCATGTTTTGAAAGACCAAGGTATAAAACATATATTTTCAATAGGTCGAAATAAACATTTAATTGAAACTCACAAAAAATTAAATTGGATTGTTGATAATAAACCTTCCTACGAAATAATAAAAAATATATAATATGGCAGTATTTAGCGCAATAGCAGCACGAAAGGCTAGAAAAGAACAATTAAAAGCCCAAGATAAGCTAGATAAGTTATTGCAAAATAGACAAGAAATAATAAATCCTTATGAAAACGTAACAGACCTTAGCGGAATGGTAAGCAATCCTTTTGCTAATTTACAAGTTGCTACAACAGCTGCAGAAATGCAAGCTGAACAGGCTGATATATCCTTAGCTAATACTTTAGATTTATTAAGGGCTACTGGTAGCGGAGCTGGTGGCGCTACCGCATTAGCACAAGCTTCATTAAGGGGGAAACAAGGTATTGCCGCAACAATAGAACAACAAGAATTGCAAAATGCTAGACTAAGAGCTCAAGGTGAACAATTTGCACAGCAACAACGAATAAAAGAAAAACAAAGAGTAGAGGAAGCAGATATTTTAGGAAAATCCTTTATGTTCCAAACTCAAGAGGGTAGAGAGGTTGCTGATATATCAAGAGAAGCAGGTATGATTCAACAATATGGCCAACAAAGGGCTGATGCTTTAGGTGCCATGGGATCAAATACAGCGATGGTAGCAGGGGCCGCTATTACAGCTGGTGCATTTGGTGGTGGTGGTTCTGGCGCTGGTACTGGTGCTGGAGGAGGATCATCTTCTGGTGGAGGATCATTCCCGTCAGACAGAAGACTAAAAGATAATATCAAGTTTTTAAAATTATCACCAAGTGGATTAAAAATATATTCTTTTAAATATAAAAATAAAGAAGGCATTTATCAAGGCGTAATGTCAGATGAAGTCCCAGCTTATGCAACTATAAAGAATTTATTTGGTATTTATGATGGTGTTGACTATTCAAAAATAGATGTTGAATTTAAACAAATACAATAATTATGGCATTACCAAGAATATCAGCAAAATCATATAATTACGGACAATATGCTAATCCTACGCCTATAAAATATAAAGGTGGGTTGGGCGAAGGGCTTGCCCAAGCGGGAACAGCCTACTTTATGGCTAAAAAAGCAGCGGCAGATAAAAAAGCTGAGTTAGACGCAAAAAATTTAATTGAAAATAAGAAAAAAACCGCAACAAAAAATAAAGAATTATTAAGCAATTGGGATGCTTTTATGAAAGGAACAGAAGACATAATAGACTTGCTTGATCCACACAATACTTTATTTTTGCATGAAATGGGTGAAAATTATGCTAAAAACAGACAGGAATTTAAAGAAACAAATGATTTTGAAAAATTTACAAAAATAGAGTCTAAGTATAAAAAACAAAAACAACAGATTATAAATTTATTTGAAATTGCTAAATTAAAAGCTGAAAAAGAAAATAAACAGCCTTATACTTTTTATAAACAAACAGAGGGTAATTTAGATAGCTATGCATTAGATAATGCGCTTTCAACTTTTAAAATTAAATTAGATTACGATGAAGACGACAATCTTGTAGTTGGGTATGGAATGGTAGGCGCTGACCAAAAACCTAAATTGGAATATGAAAAAATACAAGAAATATTTGCAAACCCATCCAGTCATAATCCTACTCCTAAATTTATATTTGATGCTGAAAAATATAAAAATTACGGTAAATTATTTGAAGATAAAATTAAAGAAAATCCAGAATTAAAAACCAGAATAATATCTCGTAAATCTGGAGGAATTGAGTTTGCTGATTTAAATAGCGCAATTGAAGTTGTTAAAGAAAGTAAAGCAGTAAAAGATGAGGCATTAAGAGCGGGAAAAAGTATTTGGGAAGATATTTTAGATTACGGTAGAAATATTGGCCAAGAGGGTGATTATGATGTACAAAAACATTTAGGTGAAATTGAAACCTTAATAGCTAGTAAAATTATTGATAATACTAACCTTAAAATAGGTAAGGTTTCAGAAAAAAGCAATGAAGGAAAAGAATTACGTTCTAAAAATATTAATGCATTAGGTAAAAAACTACAAAATAAAGTTTTACCTTTATTCTCTAATTTTGATGATCCAAATATAGCCAATTTAGTTACATATATAGAGGGACTAACAGGCATAGAGTCTGTTGATATATCTAAAATAATAAAGAAAGGAGACAAGGAGGCATTTAAGGTTAAAGGTAGTGCTAAAGATGTTACTATAGATACAGGCATGAGTCAAGCGCAAATAAAAGTTGCTTTATTAAAAGCCGCTGGCGCAACCGATGAAGAAATAGAGAATTTTAATTTAACTAAAACAGAAAGTGAATTTAGTGTTGGCGGCAGTGAATTTCCAAAACCAAATAAAAATCCATTATTAAATGACTAAATATATTTTTAATAACGAACCTATATCAGAAGATTTTGTTATAGAAGCGGCTGAGTTAAGTGGAATGAATGTTGAAGATTATATTAAAAGCAAAGAAGGCTTAGAAATAGAAGAAGACCCAGTAAAGAAAAACGGTGTTGTGGAGACGGATGCGTCTGCGGCACCAGAAAAGAATACGGCATCCATATCGGATCCTGGTTCTTTGGTTTCACAAAAAGATACAATAAATTATAGTGATTCGTATAAATCTTATGAGCAAAATAGAAATTCAAAAACAAGAATTGATTTTTTATTAAATTCAAAAGTAGATCCTTATGCACCAGCATTAACAGACAAAATTGCAAGATCAAAAATAAAATCTTCAATACTAGACGATGATTTTCAACCTGGTAGAGAAATAAATATTGATCAAGAAAAATATAGTTCAATAATACAAAAAGCAATAAATTCAGATAGTTATTTAAATGATTTATCTTCTGATATATTAAAATTTAATAAAGATTCTACAAATAAAATTTTAAATGATGTTAAAAAAGAATTTGATTTAACTACTGAAGAAGGTGTAAAAAATGCTAATGAAGAATATGTAAAAAGAATAAATGCTTTTTTATCTAATAAAATATCAAGTAATAAAACATTTGAAGATCGTATAAATATATTTCAAAATGCTTTAGATGCAGAATTAGATGAAAGAAATGTAAAGTATAATAGAGAAAGATTAGGGTTAGATGAAAAAACATATTTTGGAGAATTTTTAAAATCTGGATTTAAAGATATAACTTTAGCAATTAAAAAAGGTAATACTGCAAATATTGGAGAAAATATTATTAGATTAAAAAAAGAAAGAGAATCTATAGAAAAATCAAGAGATAACGCGGAGGTAAGCTATGGTGGAACTTTTTCACAAAAAGAAGGTTTTAAAATTGGCACAAAAAAAGGCTCAAAAGAAGAAGCCCTTAAATATTACGATCAAAAAATAACAGATGCTAAATCTAAATTTTTAGCTAATTTAAAAGGGATAGAACAAAGGGAAATAGATTTATCTTTTTATAAACAATTGCCTAAAGACGTTGATTATTTTTCAAAAGATGGGTTAGGCTTAATAGCTAAACAAATACCTCAATTAGGCTTTGCGGCTGTTACCGGTGGAATGGGGGTGTACATGCAAGAATTCGGTAGCGCTTATTTTGAAAACGTTTATAATAGCTTGGGTGATAAACCCATAACTGCTGAAAATATTTTAAAAGCAGTTGAAGAAGGCAAAGGAGAAAAAGAATTGGCTCAATTACAAAGTTTAATATCCGCTGGTTTAGAAACTTATGGTGCCTCCCAAATAGTCAAAGGTATTCTTGGTTCTGCAGGGGGTAAAAATATTGTTAGGAGTATTGTAAAAGATGGATTAAAAAAATATATAAAATCAGGAGGGCTTAAAGAAGGAGGGAAAGGTGTATTAAAAGGTGGTTTTACTGAATATTTAACAGAAGGTTTCCAAACATTAGTTTCACAATTAGGTGCGGGTGTGGCTCAGGATGATATATTTAAATACATTGATTTAAATAACGTTATAAAAAGCGCTCAAGACGGTGGTTTTGTAGGCGCTGTTTTGCCATTTGCTGGTAATGTAACAAAAGCAACAACTAGAGAAACTGTTCAAACTGTTAAAGAAATAAGTTCAAAATTTGATCCTAAGCGTATAACACCTATATTATCAAATGCTAAAAAAGAATTAGAAATAAAGGTTAAAAACAACGAAATAACTAGGAGTGAAGCTGATGAAACTATCCAAGCTATTAATAATATTGAAAATGCTAATTTAAAAATACCTACTTATATTAAAAACGAAAGCAGAATTGAAGCTGTTGATTTGATTGTTGAAAAACAAAAAATCTTAAATAATATAAAAACTCTTGATGAAAATTTTTTAGAAACAGACACTAGTAGGTTAGAAGAAATAAATAATAGACTTGTAAAAATAAATAAAGAAGGTGAAGCAAAGAAGCTTGACGAAAAAATTAAAAAACTTGAAAAGCCAATTAAAGAACCTGGATCATTAATGGCTGATCCATTAGGTGTAGTAACAGCCGCTGATAAAATAAGACAAACTAAATTAGAAAAAGCTAAAGAACAAAAATTTTCTAATGAAGTTCAAGAAATTTATAATGAAAAGGGTGAGGCTGGGGCTTTAGATATTATTGAAAAGTTTAAGCCTATTACAAATAAACTTGTAAGAAAAAGAAAAAATGCACCAAATTACGATGAGCAGCTGTTGAGAGATGAAATTGAAACTGGTGAAAGAGGTATATTTGATTTAATAAGATCTTACAAGCCTGATAGTGGTGTTCCATTATCTGGGTATATAAATAAGTTTTTGAAAGCTAGAGCGATTGAAGCATCGAACAGAGTATTAGGCAAAGAGTTTACACAAGACGTAACTGAAATAAAAGAATCTAAAATAGATTTAGACGACACAACACAAGAAACTTTAGATTTTGTAAGAACAGAACCAAAAGCAAAAGAACAATTAAGAGATATAGCTGGTATTACAAAAGAGTCTGTACAAACAGAAGCTAAACAAATATTAAAAGGAAAACTTCCTGGCATAATAGAAAAAAGCGGTAGAGATAAAAATGAAATTCTTACAGAAATAAATAAACTAAGTAAGTTTAAAATTGCTGATAGTGTTCTTGAAGAAATGGGTGGTAATTTTAGTACTGCAGAAGAACAAAATAGTAGATTTGCTAGCTTTTTAAGTTCTAATTACGATGCTATTATAAAATCCATTCCTAATTCCGTCAAAAATAAATTACCTTTATTTGAAAAAATAGATACAGGGAAAAGAGAACAAACACCTGAAGGTAAAAAAATATTTGAATACAAAAATCCTACGCAAGAACAAATGCTTTCTTATTATACAGAAGGTGGTTTAACGACGCTAAGAGCAAGGAAGAAAACATTGGCAGATAATCTTGCGCAGGAAATAGGTAAAGATGCTATTGCTGAAGTTTTATCTGATCCTCAAGTACAAAAAGATTTTTTAGAAAGACAAGAGTTACAGGGTAAAAAAATACCTAAAGGCGCTATACCAAAACTACTAGAAAGAATAGATAGAGCTATTAATAATTTAGAAAAATCAAATCAAAATGTTTTAGCTTTAGATTTAACTTTAGGAGTAAAAAATTTAGTTAAAAAGCTTTACATTCAATTTTTAAAAGGTGTAAGAAAATTACTTAAAAAGGGAATTGATTTTAAATTAGCTAGAGAACAGGCTATAGCTGAATTAGAAAAAGAATTAAATTTAAGTAAAGCTCAAACAGAAGTATTTAAAAAAGAAGCCAACAAAATAAAGCCTGAAGACATAATTTCAGGTAATGGTGAACAAAAAATAGATATAGCTGTTAGAGCAACTGTTAAAGAAAGATTTAAAGAAACATCTAGTGCACAAACAAAATATATAAATAAAAAATTAAAAGATAAAAGTTTAAATAAATTAGATAAACAAAATTTAATTTATACGTTTTTTAAATATAACAATGCTCCCTATGCTAAAAACAGCAAACTACATGGATTATGGCAAAAAGGAAAAGACGGAGCAGAGTTTAGCTATAATTATTGGAATAAACAATTTAACGGAAAATTAGAGTCATTAGGTTTTACATTACAAGGCGACAAACAAAAATCTATAGTATTTGCAAAAAATAAAAAAGATACACCTAAAAAAATTAGTACATACGTTGGTAGGCCTAGTAATCATAAGCCAAACCAAAACCCGTTTAATAAATATGAGCCAATTGTTGAAGAAATGGATGCTCAATCTGAAGCTAATAAAAATTTTATTATAAACGAATTGGTTAGACTTTTAAATTCTGAAGGTAAACAAGCAGCGGTAGATTTTTTAAGTATACAAGGGTTAGCTAGTGATAGTGCTTTAAGATTAGTTGGAAAATTAAGATGGGTTGAAAATAAAAAAGGCCCTAAAAAATATGAACATACTCCACCAATAAAAAAATTAACAGATGATTTGATTTCTTTAATTAATAATAATAATGATATTTCTAGTATAGCTGAAGATATAAACAAAATTTTATCAAAAAGTTATGTAGATTTTATAACTAAGGGGTCAATGGACATCATTGATAATAAATTAAAAAGACAAACTACAGGAGAAGGATTAGCTAGATATAATTCTGTAATTAGTAAAGAAAATTTAATTGAAATAAAAAGACCTAAACAAAAAATTAAAGAAGAAACTGATAATATAAATTTAGATAAAGAATTTAATAATATTCTTGAAAACAAAACAGGTATAAAATCTGTTTATAGGTATGCTAAAGCTAAAGCTGAAGTTGCTGGTAAAAATAAAGGTTCGTTTGATTATATAGGTATTCCGCCATCTGCTCAAGATTTTATGGGATTAATATATAAAATGATTGGCAAAGGTAAACAAGGAGATCTACAGTTGGCTTGGTTTAAGAAAAACTTATTAGATCCATTTGCTAAAGCAATGGTTGATATATCTAATACTAGAGTAGCGCTTGCTAATGATTTTAAACAAATTAAAAAAATAGCTAATATTGCGCCAAAAGTATTAAAAAATAAATTACCAGGTGAGCCATTCACGGTTGAGCAGGCTATAAGAGTTTATATTTGGAATAAACAAAATATGGATGTTGATGGGTTAAGTAAAGCAGATTTAAAAACATTAGTTAATTATGTAAAAGAAGACGCTAATTTATTATCTTTCGCTGATCAATTAATACAAATAAATAAAGATATGGCTTATCCGAAACCGGATAAAAACTGGTTGATGGGTACAATGACAACAGATTTGTTACAAGGATTAAATACAACAACAAGAAAAGAAGCATTATCTCAATGGCAATCAAATGTTGATATAATATTTAGCGAAGCTAATATGAATAAATTAGAAGCTGCGTTTGGTAAAGGGTACAGATCAGCTTTAAATAACATGTTACAACGTATGCAAACCGGCCGAAATAGAGGTTACCCTGGTGATCAATTAACTGGTAGATTTGTAGATTGGCTTAATGGTTCTGTTGGTGCGATCATGTTCTTTAATATGAGATCTGCAGTGCTGCAAACTATATCATCTGTTAACTTTATAAACTTTACTGATAATAATCCGTTGAAAGCGGCTGCGGCATTTGCAAACCAACCGCAGTTTTGGAAAGATGTAATGTTTATAATGAATTCAGATTATTTAATTGAAAGAAGAAATGGTTTAAAAATAAACGTTAATGAAGCTGACATTGCTGAAATTGCAGCTGAATCTAAAAATAAAGCTAAAGCTTTTGTAAATAAATTATTAAAACTAGGATTTTTACCAACACAGATTGCAGATAGTTTTGCTATTGCAACGGGTGGAGCATCATTTTATAGAAACAGAATAAAATCTTACATTAAAAAAGGTTTATCAGAAAAAGAAGCGCAAGATAAAGCATTTTTAGATTTTAGAGAAATAACAGAAGAAAACCAGCAATCAAGTAGACCTGATAGAATTAGCCAACAACAGGCGGGTCCATTAGGGCGTATTATATTGGCTTTTGCAAATACACCAGCTCAATATGCTAGAATTATACAAAGAGCTGCTAGTGATCTTAAAAACGGCCGTGGGGATGCTAAAACTAATATATCTAAGATAATTTATTATGGTGCTATTCAAAATGTTATATTCAACGCTATGCAGCAAGCCTTATTTGCAATTGCATTTGGCGATGAAGAACCAGATGATGAAAAAGAAGCTGAAAAGTACGGTAATATTGTAAACGGAATGGTCGACTCGTTATTAAGGGGAACTGGATTTGCTGGGGCAGCAGTTTCAACTGTAAAAAATGCTATAATAAAAATAGCTAAAGATGGTAATAAACAAGACGTGGCTATAGATTTAATTAATATATCGCCTCCAATATCATCTAAAATAAGAAAAGTAAGATCTGCTGGGCGAACATTTGATTGGAATAAAAAAGAAATAAAAGAAAAAGGATTATCATTAGATAACCCTGCTTATATGGCTATAGGACAATTAGTTAGTGCAACAACAAACGTGCCACTTGATAGAGGTATAAGAAAACTAACTAATATAAAAGATGCGCTAGACGCGGAAAATGAAGAATGGGTAAGAATAGCTACAGCTTTAGGGTGGAGCAAGTGGGAATTAGAATGGGAAAAACCAAAAAAACAAACAAAGAAAAAATCAAGAACGTCTTCGAGAACGTTC